AAATCAAACAATACAAGCTAAAATGGTATAATAATGGTATATGAAAATGTAGATATTTCTCCTCAAGAGAATTTAAACGATAGTAGAGTTGGGGTTTTTTTAAAAAGATATAAAAAAGCTGAAGGTATAAAAGATCATTGGAAAGAAAAATTTGAAGAAGCATATGAATATACTATGCCTCAAAGAGAATCTTTTTATGAAGAAACTGTTGGTCAAAGAAGAACAGATAAAATATTTGATGAAACAGCAGTAGTAGGAATACAAGAATTTGCTAG